GGCGCACTTCGATCATGGGAAGGCCCTCGGACAACATACGCGTGGACAGCTGCGTTGCCTGGAACGGGTCAAAGGCCACGGCTTGCACAGAAAACCGAGACGAGATGTCCAGCAAATCGGCTTCGATCCAGCTGAAATCGATCACGTTGCCCGGCGTCACCGAGAGCCGTCCTGTATGGGCCCAGCCCTCGTATTGGCTGTTGCCCGCCGCCTGGACCGTGTCCTCAGGCAGGTAGTACTTGCCAAACACCGCATATGCGTCTGGTGTGTCAGGATGCTCAAACACCATAACGAGCGCCGCAATGTCCGTCTTGCTGGCCAGATCCAGACCGAGCCAGCAGGGCTGGCCCAGGAACTGATCGAGTTCCAGATCAGGGTTGGCACTGGCATCCCAGGACCGCATGTCCATCCAGGCCGTGTCTGCTCTCACCCATTCGTTGAGGTGCTTGGTCTTGAAGTTGTTGACCGCGCTGGGCAACTGCATGGCCTTGGCCTGCAGGGGAACCAGGATCTCCTCTCGCACCGAGATGCCCCAATTGGGGTTGGCTTTGATGAGCGAGTTCTTGGCGGCCCAGTCATCACCTTCATCGAGCCCATAGATGATCCCGAACTGGGAGTCGTCTTCGAACACCCTGTTGAGCAACTTTGTGACAAAGCTTCGGACCTCGTAGCAGATGCCCGATCGGTTGCTGCCCGCCGTGGTGATCACCCACAGCAGTGAGTTGTCCCGCTTGCCGGTACCGGTCTCCACCACGTCATAGACCGTTCGGGTTTTGTGGGCGTGCAACTCGTCGATGCAACCGAAGTGGATGTTCAAGCCGTCGAGCGTGGAGCCTTCTGCCGAGAGCGCCTCGAACTTGGAGCTGGTCTGAAGCACATGCATGTTGTGCGCTCCGACGTTCACAGCAAAACGGTTCCTGAAACCCGGGCTCAGGCGCGCCATGGTCTGAGCATCGCCAAAGACGATGCGGGCCTGATCGCGGGTGGTGGCCAGCGAATACACCTCAGCGCCGCCCTCGCGGTCGGCTGCCAGCATGTACAGGCCTACTGCCGAGGACAGGGTGGACTTTGCGTTGCCCCGAGGCACCTCAATGTAAGAACGTCTGAAGCGGCGCTTGCCGTCTGATTTGACCCACCCGAAGACCGTGGACAAGATAAACACCTGCCAGGGCTCCAGAACGATCATCTTGCTCGCCAATGGGCCTTTGACGTGGGGCAGTCGCTCAATGAAGGCGCACAGGTTGTCCGCTGGCCGGTAGGGCCTGCCATAGCGATCAAGCAGTTCCGGGTTGAACTGGTAGAGACTGCTCTTGCGTTTGAAGCGGATCAGGTCATCGAGCTGGCGTTTGCAGGCTTTCTGGACCCACTCGCAGGTCAGGATCTCATGGGAGACAACGCGCTCAGCATATTGTTTGGCGCTTGCGGCGTATGTGCTCATCCTGTATCCCTTTGGGTCAACCCACGATGTCCTCCCAGAGATCGAGCTCCTCGCCTGGGCGTTCGTTTGGAATGGAGATGCGCGAGCGAGATGCCGGGGTGAATCCCATCTCGATCGCAGCTTTGGTCATGATCTGGGCCTGCTTGTTGGCAATGGCCAGGTAAGGCGACTGCATGGGCACGCCGCTGTGGGGCGCCTTCACCAGAAGCCCCGTCTTGCCGATGCCTGCCTGGGCCTGCCGGTAGAGATCTGCTGCACAAGCCCAGATCTCCAGCACGGACATGTCGAGCTTGCGGATCAGCGTGGGCGGGGCACATTCGAGCGCATAGCGCCAGGCGGCTTTGGCACCCTCAGGCATGTAGTCCGGAGGCTCGACCAGCAAGCCCTCTGGGACAGGCTCGTGGTAGTTGGTCCGGCATGGCTGCAAGGTCCCTTTGATCTGTTTGACTTGAGTCGGTAGCGGCTTGCGTCCACCCATAAATCACCCGCTTGGTTTGATGTTCGTCTGATGCACGGCCTTTTCTGCAGGCTTTGGGGGATACCCCCCCTTGTTCAATTTGCACGCACAAAAATTTGCGCAGGCCAACGCATCTTCGAGGGCAGTCTTTAGAGATTCATCCCCCCTACCCCCTCAGGACGGGGCCTGGTTGCGCATGGATGCCGTCTCTGAGGCGGTCTTGGCGTTGTGACAGGGCACGCACAGGCTCTGCAGGTTCGCTCGCTCAAAGCGCTCACCGCCTTCTTTGACTGGAACGATGTGGTCAACGACCTTGGCCGGTTGCAACAGCCCCTTGGCCTGGCACCTGCAGCAAAGCGGGTTATCCCGTAACACCGCTGCACGGGTGTTGCGCCACCTGGCCGATTGATAAAAGCCCAACTCCGTATCAAACCCTGTGCGCGCACGACCGTACTCACGGTGCACCTTCGACTGGTGATTGGCGCAGTACCCAGGCACGTTGAGCACCTGTGCGCAACCTGGGTATCGGCATGGAGTGGGCGCACTTCGCGGCATCTCAATCATCTTTCAAGGAATAAGCGACAGCTTCAAAAATTGACTTGGCTTCACCTTGATTCAGAGCGTCAATCCATCACATTGGATTAACGAAAGGAACCAAGCCAATGAAACAAAACAAGGACCTGAACAAGCTGCTCGAGCAAATCGCCAAAGAGCACTTGTTCATCGAAACGCTGGAGACACAAAACAGCGATCGCTCGGACTTCCACGACGTCGCGGTCTGGTGCATCAAGAGCGCGCTGGAGGCTGCTTACGCCGCAGGGACCGAAGCAGGAAAAAACACATCAACAACATTGAAAGACAAACAATGAAACTCACGGACACCCAACGCGCGCTGCTCGAAGCGGCTGCGCAGCATCCTCAAAAGAAACTGACGAACTTCCCCGACACCCTCAAGGGCGGGGCTCGCATCAAGGTGCTCACCTCGATGTACAACGCCGAGCTCATCGAGCCAAGCGCCGCAGATCCTGAGGTGTACGTGGCTACAGCCACAGGGCTGCAGGCGATTGGCATCACGGCCCAGTCGCCGCGCGCCAAACGCGAAGGCACCAAGCAAGCCGTACTGATTGAGCTGCTCACGCGCGCAGAAGGTGCCACGCTGCCCCAGATGACTGAGGCAACAGGCTGGCAGGTCCACACGGTGCGAGGTGCCATGGCTGGAGCCCTCAAGAAGAAGCTGGGCCTGGAGATCACTTCCGAAAAGCTACCCGGTGCAGACCGGATCTACCGAATCACCAACCAAGCTGCCTGAGGCCCACATGAAAACCATGACCATCACGATTGAACGTAAATCCTTGACCATCCACTTCGATGGCAAGGACATGCAAGTCGAAGAGCTCGGCATCCGCCTGCCCTTTGGCCGCAAGCCCGCCACCATGAGCGAGATCGCTGGCAGCGAAGACTGCACCGTTTACATCACCGAGACCCGCGAGATGGAGCCTGCAGAGTTCGACCACTTTGCGCGGAACCTGCTCCAGTCTCGTGATTGGCTCAATGGCAAGGGCGGCTATTACGGCGATGGCAGGCTGTGCATCGAAGTGCATGCACCCGGTCGCCCTTACCTCTTCATCGATCCCTCTGGGTCGAACTACGCTCGCTATTGCGCACGGCTTGGCTGATCAGTCTGCGATAACTCACCAAATTTAATTCCATCGTCCTCGCGCACCGCCTGCTGCCCGGTGTAGTCCTCCCAGCGCTTGATGATCACATCCACGAACTTGGGATCGAGTTCAATGAGACGGGCCTGACGCCCGGTCTTTTCGCTGGCGATCAAAGTGGTGCCGGAGCCACCGAACAAGTCCAGCACGATGTCCCGGCTCTTCGATGAGTTTTTGATGGCCCGCTCGACCAGCTCGACCGGCTTCATGGTCGGGTGCAAGTCGTTGACCCGGGGCTTGTTGTAGTTCCAGATGTCCGACTGGTCGCGGTCACCGCACCAGAAATGGTCCGAGCCCTGTTTCCAGCCATACAGGATAGGTTCGTACTGGCGCTGGTAATCGGCACGACCGAGCGTGAAGGTGTTCTTGGACCAGATGATGAAGGTGGACCACTTGCCGCCCGCCTTGATCCAGGCCTTTTGGAGGGTGTGCAGCTCTGAAGAGCTCATGCACACGTAGCATGCACCCTTGGTGACCACGAGCAGGTTCAAACAAGCGTCATAGAGGAACTGGAAGAACCCCTCACCCAGATCGTCGTTCATGATGCGCCGGTCTTTGCCTCGCATCTTGTCCTTGGCACTGTTGCCGTAGTCCACGTTGTAGGGTGGATCGGTGAAGGCCATGTCGGCCAGTTGGCCGCCCATGAGGCGCTCCACGTCCGACAAGACGGTGGAGTCACCACAGAGGAGGCGGTGGTTGCCGAGAATCCACAAGTCCCCAGGTCTGGATACCGGGTCTACTGGTGCTTCTGGGATTGCGTCATCTTCAGTCAAACCACCGCCTGATTCGTCCCCGTTCAGAAGCTCTTCGAGCTCCTTGTCGGTAAAGCCCATCAGGTCAAGATCAAAGTCGGCCGCTTTGAGTTCAGCCAACTCCAGCTTCAAGAGCTCGTCGTCCCAGCCCGCGTTCTCGGCCAGACGGTTATCCGCCAGGATGTAGGCCTTCTTCTGCTCGGGCGTGAGGTGCCCGAGCTCAATGACTGGCACCTCCTTGAGACCCAGCTTGCGTGCTGCCATCAGACGACCATGTCCCGCGATCAAGCCCTTGGCACCGTCCGTGAGGATCGGGTTGGTCCAGCCGAACTCGGTGATCGAGGCCGCGATTTGCGCCACTTGGGCATCGCTGTGGGTGCGGGCATTGCGTGCATAGGGGACGAGTGCGTCCACTGGGACCATTCGGATCTCAGGATGATTCATGGGGTGACCAGTAAAATTGGCCGCAAAACGAGAATGTCTTGCAGTGCAAATCAAAGTAATTCGCGGGGTTCTAGCCCGCAAAAGCCCGACTGAGGCCACAGCATCCGGAGCAGGCTTTACGCCGCTGGTTGCAGGGATCTACGAAGTGGGATCAGAAATCAACAGCCGTCTGGAAGTTCTCCGCGAGGGAAAACCAACCGTGTACCTGCCGCTGGAAAAGCTGGCTCAATACGAGGCCGCAGGGGAAATCGAAGTTCATCGATAGGATTCGGACATCGTCAGTGGACGTCGATGACATCGACTGTCATTGACTCTTCCCCAACTGTTTTTCGACTGTTTCGAGGGCGTTCCGAGGTGTCATCGACTGTGCGCGACTGTCATCACTGTCTTTGCACTCGTTTGTCCACCGTAGATGAAAATGTAGCGGCAAATCGCCCAAATGTTGCAGCGTGTTTTGGCCCCAAAAACCGCGCATTCCCTTTTGGATTTGAATTGCGCCGCGCACTCACGCCAAAACACGCTAATTTCCTCTCTGGTTCGAATACTCACTGTTTCGGTTGCGAGGCCTGCCGGTTGAGCAGATCGGCCACCACCTGCATGTCCCGCTTCCAACGTCTCCAAGCCGTAGTGCGGTCACAGGCAAAGCGCTTGCTGATCTCTACCCAGTCAAAACGCTTGGCCCGCATCCACACCAGATGCCGCTCATCAAGTTCAAGCAATTGCACCCAGCGCATGACTTCGAGCATCCGCTCCACGTCCAGAGGGGACGGAGGCGCCATGCGGTACACCCTGTGCGGATCCGGGTAGGCATCACTTGGCAAGATCACTATGGTCCAGGTGCTGGCGTAACCCTGTACCGCCACACGTGGCAGACGCCTGGCGGTTCTGGCCGCATCGACAAATCGGTCTGCCACCGACTCGACTGTCCAGACTTCAACCATGGCTGCCTCCATTGGCAT